CCACCATTCAGGATGTTGGTGAAGTTACCGAGGTTCGTAAGTTGCTGCTGTTGCTGCTGCTCGTAGCGCTGGATCGTATTGTTGAGAATGTCCTGATTACGCGTGTCCTGCGTCTGACCAACCTGACCAAGAACACTCGAACCAAGCAGGCCGTTCGTATACTGATCAGCGGCCATGCCAGCGCCTTGAAGCTGCGTGTTCGCCTTGTTGATACCGTACTGGTTCAAGCCGTTTGCAGCGTCGTTGCGAACGCCCTGCTGACCAAGCGAAGCCTGTGACAAAGCATTGCCCGCGTTGATCTGGTTCTGCGTGCCGGTGTTGATGAAGTTGCCGTATGAATTAGCCGCATTCTGCTGCGCTGCTACGTCCGCATTGTACTGGTTGGACCACATATCGGTTGAGGCTTTGCTCATCGCATCCGCTGCGGTCGATTGCGCGTTATTCAGCTGCGAGGCGAAAGCGTTGGAGCCTAAACGGCCAGCACCAGCGGCAGCACCGCTAATTGATGGCAGAGTAACGTTTCCAAGCTGATCCGCGATCTTCTGCGTTGTGTTTTGAATGTTCTGCGCGAGATACGGATTGTTACCGATGTTAGCGCCGCTGGCCGTCTGCTGGAGATATGCAAGCGCCGGATTAGCCTGCGCTGCCGAGCTTACAGCGCCATTCAGCGCACCCATGCCCGCGTTATTGTATTGCGTTCCCGCTGCTAGGGCATTTGCGCCGGTCGGATCAAAAGCGGAGCCGTTCGTGATCGCTGTTGTCGCGTTCTGCCCTGCCTTGATTCCAGCGGAGTTTGCAGGATTGCTTGCGTATGCGATCTGCTGCGCTTGGCTGTCTTTTGTCGCTTGTGATTGATTAGCGACGGTCGAGCCTTCCCATTGCTTAGGTGCGCCGTCTTTGATCAACTGATTGTATTGAGAGTAAATGTCAGTGAGATACGGCTTTGCGCCGTTCCACGGCTCTACCTTAGTTGTTGTTTCCTTCGGTGTACTCGCCATCGATCAATTCCTTAAAATATACGTTGCTGAAATCTCCGTCTTGTTCGACGATCTGAAATCCGAGTGCGGGCAGTCGCTTCTTCCAAAGTGCTCGTCCAATTCCGAGCAAACCCGCGCAATTATGCTTCCGTGCGTAAGCTTCTAATTCGCCAACACCCGCTGCAATTTCGGGCATTGCTTTTCCTCTTTCGCCGCCGATCAAAAACAGGCAGCAAACTCGCTTTTCATTCCACGTTGTGATGCTTGTTACGCACGCTGCATTGTCCGTGACCCACAATTGGTGATCACGTTCAACAAGACCTTTTAGGATGTCGGGAAACGAAATATCGTTGTTTGTGTAAGCGTGTGCGGAGACCAACCAAGGAAGAACTCTAACGATTTCGACGTTGAATTCTTCTGCTGTGTCGATCTTCTTGACTGCCATTACACTCCGTTGATTGCGTACCCGAACTTTCTATCTGCTGCTGTTGTGTTAGCGTGCGTTATCGTGAAACTGCCCGTTCCCGGCACAACGTATGTGGATGCAACTGCAAGCGCCGCGTTCGCTGTCATAGGTGACAGGACAACGACGCTGTTAGGTGTACATTTTCCGTTGATTACGACCGTGCTTGTTGCGTTTATGGTCAGCGTAAGCGTTCCAGTTAGGTTCGAGATTTGGCGAACTATCTGTTCCAGTGCGACGCGCAGTGCGTGATCGTCTTTGAGGTTGCTAGGAAGCTGCATTATTTACCTCCAACCCGCGCTGTGAGCGTCGGTTTGAAGTTTGGTTGCACTTGCCCAACCATTGCTGAGTTGCACGCGAAAACGCATGTAACGAGCGGTGTCTCGGAAGTATGCGAAGCCCGTTTGATCATGAACGGTCTTCGGCTGTGTCCACGCCAATTCGCCGTTTGGACGATCACGGTAGCCAATGCTGACCACTGCTGAACCGTCCACGCCATCGAACAGCGGTCTAACCGCCTTGATCGTTGCGCGATCACCCTGCGTTTGCGGGTTCATCTGGCGAAGTACGTTGATTACGTCTTGCTCGCCTGTCTCGATTGTTGCTGGAAGCGGATCACCACCGAATACCCAGATCGAGCCGTCTTGCTTCATGGCCCAGAGCATCGCGTTACCACCAGCCCATAGCGGACTGTCGAAGCTTGCCGGGACGTTTTCGATTGTGCCGAACACGTCGAGCTGCTCGATTGTCCAAGGCAGCGAAAGGGAGTTGAACACGAAATCGGCTGTGGCATCTGCGATTGTCCAGTCGCCGGTCATGTAGTTGTAGATGAGCATTCGGTCAGGCACGCCATCCAGCGCAGCAGTGCTCATGTACGACCAGTAAATCAGCTTCGCACGAGGATCAGCCGCAACAGTCATCCACTGGTACTGACTGGTGTCCACGCTGTTCAAGAAGAATTGGTCGATCTTACCGTTGCCGATCGATGCCGTCTGACCGCTTACGCCGTCCATGACGTAGAAGCCATCATTGGCGATAAAGTAGGTCATGCCCTCGACGGTGATCACGCTCTGGCTAACAGCGCAGCCCTTAGACTTCGCAACCGGGTCGAAGCGGAACCAGTACGGATATTCCGTGTAGGTCATCTTCACGATGCCCTGCTCCATCAGCAGCCAGCCGATTTCGCCACCGACGATGCCTTGGCACGCGCCGAGACCGTAAACGTCCTGAAAGTCCGCGCCGGTCGACTGTGAGAATGTCCAACTGTCAGGCAGGCCAAGGCCAGACCAACGAATGCGGAAAGGCACAGCGCCATCTAAAGCGTCGTAGGTGTTGCCGATAACAACGAAGTCCTTGATCGTTGCGATGTGACGCGCCTTGACTAGCGTTGTCAGGTTCGCGAACTGAATATCGATGTTCCTATCGATGAACTGGATTTCGTCGCTGTAGTTGGTGAAATACACGCCGGAGCCGTACTGTGTAGATTCCCAGCGCTCACCGTCTGCCGTGGCATATCCAGCGGCACGGCTGATATCCTGCCAATTGCTCGTCGCCGGATTGATCTTGTAAAGCTTCCCCTTTGAGCCTCCGTAGACCTTCGCATTGCCCAACTTGTCCTTGCCTACCGAAGTCCCGAGCGGGCGCGAAGTCATGCTAGCGGTAGCGTAATATGGCTTTGCTGCGAGCAACGGCTGATACGTGACAGCGCCCTGCTGAGTGCCAGGTGCAGCAACTACGTTGTAGGCTGTGACGACACCCGGATTGTTCAAGTCGGGTGCATCAGGAAGCCAAGAGCCGAGAGCGCTATCAAGGAGCATACGGGTTGCCTCCATTGATAATGATCGTGTTGCCGCTCTGCGTAACGCGCTTGTGGTCCTCTGTGACCTTGCTAAGCGCTTCGCCTAGTGCCTGCTTCTGCCCTGCCTCGGCCTGAGTGTTTTGACGCCAGTGGAAAGCGCGGGCCAAACTCGCATGCAGGTAGACCGGCGCAAACTTCTTGAGCAGCCAGTTTTGTGTTGCATCGCTCGAAAGCGGGACCGGGGTCGCGTAGTAGGTAAGTTCGACGGAATGGCTTGCAGCGGGATCGAGACCTGTAAACGCCAGCTCGTCGCCCACTTGCGCATATCCGATTTCACCCGGCAGCAATGTCGCCTGATAGATGCTGACCTGTTTGGGGGTGATACCGTCAACGCGGATGCGGCGGATTTCCGCAACATCATCGGGCAGTTCAACGGAGTTATCCGTGACCGCCAGCGTGGCAGTCGTTTCCATCTTGTAATGCTTGAGGAGCGGAAACACGTCGCTCTCTGCTAGGCTGATGAAAAGAGCAATCGGATCGGAGGAGGAAATCTCAGGAGCCCAATCAACAATCGCAGCCTGCAAGTCGTCATAGTTGGAGATCGGCATTAGACCCTCCAAGTGTTTGTGCGGAACTTGGCGTTATCCGGGTCGTTCAGCATGCGGTTGAGGTACTTGCGCTTGCACTCGGGATCACCGTTGCATTTGCGGTCGCCTTCGTCTTCCCACTGCGCTACTTTCCAGCGCGGAACAGAAGCAACCTTGACCATATCGCCATGCGCTTCGTTGTTCGAAAACATCGCACGCTCAGCAGCGTTGACCGCAAGCGTGTCCTCGAAGTCATCGTAAATGTCTTCGTAAAGGCATTCGCCATTTGTCAGGAGAGTTAGGCGTACGCTGTAGCCGGGTTCGATAGGGAAAACGACAACACGGCTATCTGCAAATAGGTCGATTCCTTTAAGCTTGGTTGGATCAAAATCCATCGGTTCGCCTCGTTATTATTTTTGTTATCGGCGATGTAAAAACGGGGGCCGTTTGAGCCCCCGTTTCGGTATGCTAATTAGGCAGTCTTGATACCTGCGATCTTGCCATGAGCAATCTCGTTGCGTACTTCCAGCGTACCTTCCGTGAGCAACTGAACCTTACGCGCGTCACCTGTCTTCCCCAGTTCTTCAGTCTTGAAGCCACGCAGGGTAGCCCAAGCAAGGAAGTCTGTGTCGATAGCGAGAATTACGCTGTTACGAACCATGCGGTGCGGCTTGATAGCGAACTCACCGAAGTCGGTCGTGTAGAAGTCAACGTTGCTGTAAGCGCCCTTGTCCTTCGCGTTGTTCCAACGAGTGGAGTTACCGGAAAGGATGCTGGAAAGCTTCGCCTTCATCGATGGGCTAACGTAGAGGTCCTTGATCTCAGCGCCGTTGTTGTACATGTTCTGTGCAAGCGTCGAGAGCATGCCTTCAGTTACAACGACTGGCGTACCGTCGGTTGGAGCCGCATACAGACCACCGGAGAAGCCTGCAGTAGCAGAACCGCCGTTTTCAACAGCGTTTGTCTTGATGATGGATTCTAGACCAGCCGACTTACGTGTGGAACCGGAAACAGAAGCGTTGTTCGAAACGATAGACGCCTCGATGTCTGTCTTGATTTCCTTGATCACGTTAGCCATCTGACGCGAAAATTCGCCCTTACCGGCTGTGTTAACGGCGTCAACGGAACCAGTTACAGAAACTTCCTTAGCGAAGATCTGCGTCCAGTTACCCTTACGATCCACAACAGCGTTGGTTGGAACGATTGCGTCACCACCTTCAAGGCGAGCGTTGTCCTTGTTCGGAGCAGCAAGCGTGTCGGTCAATGTTTCGTGGTATGTGTTTGGTGACTTTGTCTTGCCAGCAGCGGTGTAGAGCGGTGTAGCAGAAGGTGCTACTTGGCTGACTGTCTGTGCAAGGTCTTCATTGATGTTCTTAAGAACAGTAGTGAGTGTAACGGCCATTTTTGGCTTCTCCTTATTGGTATCTGCTGATTGACCGGATTACTTCCAAAGGCTCTCAAAATAAGCTTGTGTGTCTTCGATCGATCCGGTTTGTTTTAGTTTTTGAAAATTGCGCTTAGCCGCATCCGACTTGCTTGAAGTCGATGTTTTGGCTGTTCCCGGCTGAACCAACGGAGGCTTCTTTTCGAAGTGTTTGACCACTTCTGGAACGGTTTCTGCTGCTTTGCGGAACTTGTAGAGTTCGTAAGCATCAGACATCATCAAAGCATCATCGATGCCATTGATGCGTTCCGCTGAATATCCTCGTTTCAGCATTGATTCCGCAACACTCTGCCAGAGCGCATTTGCTTCTGGACCACCGAATTCAGGGTGCATACCGATGAATTCTTCACGAGCGTTAGCCTGCTTAATCGCATGCTGTTCTTTACGGGATTGCTCAATCTTCGCGAGAATGCCAACATGCTCGGAATGCATATGCTGCAAAGCGGCCTGCTGCTTCTCGTATTTGCGCTGCTGGATCAGATAAGCCTGCGGATCGTCACGAAGAAGATCATCGCTCGGCATCTCCGCCAGTTCTGCAACTTGAGCCAACTGAGCCCTCAACAGGTTCAAGTTTTGCTCGTATCCTACGCGTAGTTCATCCTTGTTCTGTTCCTGCACTTGGTAGCGAGCCATATGCGCTTTCAGATCTTGGGTTTTCTTCGTGTAGTCGGACTGGAACATAAAACCCTGTTGGGCCTGCTTACGAGTGATTTGCTTTCCGTCGACTTCGAAAACAACTTCATTCTCGCGTGCAGCCTGTTCAGCAGCTTTTTGCGCTTCGTCCTTACTCTCAACAGGCTCTTCGCTTTCGGAAGTTTCAGTTTCAGAATCCGTTTCCGGTTGTTCGTCCTGCTGCTCTTCTTCTTCTGCTGTTTCCTCTGTTGTGAGGTCGATAGTTTCACTATCATTATCAGCATCTACGCTTTCGGTTGTTCCGGCTTCGGAGTCCCAAAGTTTTTCGATGTTTGCTGTCACTTCTGCGACGGACAAACCAGTTCCCTCACCGGGATTATTGGCCATTTCCATTTGTGTGTTATCTCGCATTGTTCGGATGCGAGTATTTATTCAATTGTCAATATTTCTTTGAGTTACGATTCCGGCGCGTTCTGATCGCGCTGCTGCTCGAACTTTCCTTCGCTCACAAGCACGGACAGCCAATTCACAAATGCGGTCAAGCCGTGAATTTTCATGTGCTGCTTTGCAAGTTCTTGTTCGGCCTGCAATTCGGTCGTCGTCCACTTGTTGAAGGCGTCGAGCTTGAATTGCTGTACAAACTCGCGAAATTCTTCCAACTCCAACAAGCGCTTTGCGCGGTCGCCGCGTGCGATCTTTTCCATGTTCATCGATTACGCTCCTTGAGGCGGTGTTGGCTGCTGTGGCTGCTGCTGGCCCTGTTGTGCCATCTGCGCCAGATGCCCCATTGCCTGCGCCTGTGCGTCCTGCTGCTGCATCGCCATGTCAACGTCACTGCGGGCTGCAGCCTGTTCCGCGTTGATGCGTGCGATCTGAACCTGAGCCCCGTACTTGCCCTCAATTTCAGCTTCCGCGATGTACTTGTCCTGCGCCATTTTATCGCGCTCGCGGTCGTCTTCGACCTTCAACTTGAGCAGGTCGAGTTCGTGCTTGCGCTTGGCGTTCTCCGCTTCAAGCTGCAATTGCTGCTGAGCAACTTGCGCTTGGATCATAACCGGATCAGGCGGCGGAGCCTGCGGTGGCTTAGGTGGCTGCTTGGCAGGATCGAGGAAGAAATCGTCGGTGTTTGGATGACCGGCAATTTCGGTCATCTTGACTAGCGTGTTATGAATTTGCATCGGACCAGCGAGGCCCATCTGCTGGAATTGGGTCTGCTGGCCGAGGATCGCGCCGAGCGATGCTAGGTTCGCATCCTTGTTCATTACGCCGAAGGCGACATTAGCAACCACATCCATGTCCGCGTCCCACGCATCGATAAGGATAGGTTCGAAGCCATCGGTCAGGCGCTGGATGTATTCCTGCGCGTCTTCTGAATTGTTCGACAGAACGTCAACAACAAGCTTCACCAAGTAGGCATAGCCGCTTTCCGCAAAAACGCGACAGATCAACTCTATGAGCGTCTGTGTGCTGTTATTTCGCTGTGTGGCAGCCGTGGCGGTGGAGTTTTGCAGATCGCTTGCGTCGATACCGATGACGCTAGGACCAACGCCGGTCGAGAAATCCAGCTTGCCGGAAATGTTCTCAAGCACAGACAAGGCATTGCCGCCTGTGAACTGCTGCTGGTTATACGTGATGCCGCCGCTAGGGTCAGAAGAGCGAACCGTTGCACCCGGATAGAGGTTCAACACGTCTTCGATGTTGGTGATTTCCGGGTTGACGATTTTGATCGGATTGGAGTGCGCAGCAAGGTTGTCCAGCACGCCGCGATAGCCCTGCGTGATGTACTTCTGCTCGTGGCCGATGCGGTCAACGATGCTCTGACCGAACAAGCGGTTTGGCACCGGGTACGGCACAAACGGCGCATACGGGTAAAACTTGCTGACTTCCTCGTGGCCCAAATAGACCGCGCCGTTGTCGAGATCGCCACCGAGCGTAATTCGATAGTGGCGAGGCTTCGCGTCATCGATGACCGTCTTCGTGTAAATCTCGTACACCTGAACGTCATCGGTTACATCGCCAACGCCTTGCTGGTAATCGGTGACCTCAGAGCGCTCGTTCGCAATGCCGCTGTTGTTGTCGCTTGCGGAAGGGATTTTCTTCACCTTCGCTTCGTCAAAGCCCATTTCGATCAAGTCGTAACGGCTGATGATACGCTTGTGGCCTTGCAGCTTTGCGCTGATGCCGCCGGTCTTCTGATCTAGGCGAGCATCCTTTGAGACGATGAAATCTTCCGGTGGTAGGTTTTCGATATAGAGGTCCGGTCGCTTGCTCTTGTAACGGATCTTCATGTCGTAGACTTTGGGCAACTGGACGAGTGCAGCGGCTTCGGGTGGAAGGCCAGGTGGCAACTGCGGCTGCTCTTCGCTCTCGCTGAATTCCTCAACGACCAGTTTGCCGGCATCTTCCTGCGCCTTGATCTGCGCAAGTTTGTCCTCTGTGACGCCTCGGACCAAACGCGGAAGCGTCTCTTCCTCGCAGACGACGAAACGAACCGTCGCAATGCTTGTGCCAGTGACAAAGCCGTTCTTGAGCCATTCGTGCAGCAGGACAGTGTGCTTGTTTCGCTGACGGAGAAGGTTGTTTACGACCTTCGTCATCTGGTTTGCCAACGCAACGTCATGCTGTGAAGCGGTCATTGCTAGGAAACTGACGGGTTCGCGCTGAGTGTCGAAAACCTTGACCGTTACGCCAGTTAGCCAATCCACCTGTGACGTAAGCTCGCCGCTTACAAACTTGGAGCGCCCCTTGATCGCGTCGTCGCCATCCAACGGCTTACGCAAGTAACGGCGTTCTGCCTCCTGCTGCTTATTCGCGATGTTCGTTGCTGAAACGCCAACCGCCTCACTCGCCATCTTGGCAATGCGATTGGCTAGGGCGGTTTCATCGACCGCCTTCTTCTTAATTTCTTTTGCCATAGGCCCTTTCGCAGCGGTAAGCCCGCTGTCTCGTTGAGGGTTCGGATGAGATATTTATTCAGGAACGCCGGTTTGGTGCTCACTCGTACATGCGGAGATCACTAGGGCCGATTGGCTTGCTCCAGCTGTACTTTCCACCGTACTGGCCGGTTGCCACTGCGAACGTCAGACACAGAGCGTCCGCATAGTCAGGTGACGCATGCAGACGTTTGCGGATTGCCTTCTTGCTTTCCACGACGATCTTGCCGC